CGCCGAGGGTACCCCCATGGGTCAGGTGCCCGCCCTCCAGCACCTCACCACCACCCTGGGTCTGGTGCTGGCCGCCCCGGGTGCGGCCTGGCCGGGCTACGGCAAGGTGGTTAAGTTCGAGGGTGGCACCAGCGCCTACGTCAACCGGGGCAACATCGACGTGCGCAGCACCCCCACCAACGTCCTCAAGTGGGCCAAGGCGGGCCACGGCGTGGCCCGTGGGGCACAGGGCCAGTACCTGCGCATGGCGTACAGCACCACGGGCCGCTAGGCCCCTGCACACAGGCCCCCTACCCACATGGGTAGGGGGCCTGTGTTGCGCCTACCCACGTGGGTAGGGTACGCTACCTACGTGGGCACGGCGCCCACCCCGTACCCCTAAGGCAGGCACCATGTGCAGTGCAGGTAACCCCAGTTGCACCAACACCCCCACCCCCTGCCCCTGTGGCAGCCTGTGCGCCTGCCAGTGCGTGTGCACGGGGCTGCCCGTGCTGGTAGTGCAACTGGTGCCCGGGGGCTGCACCTGCCCGCCTGGCACGTGCCAGGGCACGTGCACCACCGCCAACGGCGTGTAAGTAAAGGCCAGGCAAAGCGCGCCTTTGCCTGGCCTTTGCGTTCCCCAAAACGATTGCTCGTGGCAACTACGCCGGACTGTTCACCGTAGATACTTTCATCGTTTCTCACAGCATCCCCATGTGCCTTTCATCCGTTCACAGCTTTTCCCCATGGCGATCTCCTAAAAATTTTTGGCAGAAATTTCCTGGAGACCGCACGCCCTCTCATCGCAGTACCCTGAGGCCAGGGACAACGGCCTCAAGGAGAGCAGATGACGACCATCGAGATCGATGATGACGACCTGATCGGCGCACCGACGTGCAAGAAGTGCAAGAAGCCCCACCTGACGTCCAACGGCACGCCGAGTTGCTCGGCTCACAAGGCAGCCAACATCCGGATGCAGAGTGATCCGGAGTACAACCCGTGCCGCGCTCATCCCGTGCCGGGAGGGACCGTCTGCGTCCGCCACGGCGGGAAGACCCAGCAGCGCGGACAACTGGTCCAGAACGAGCTCGCCCGCCGCGAGATGGCCCACGCGACGGAGATGCTGGGCCTGACGAACTACGACATCACACCCGAGGAGGCGCTCCTTCAGACGGTGCGCGAGTCCGCGGCGAACGTCGCGTTCTTCCGGGCGCGGGTGCAGTCCATCGTCGGCGATGCGGACCTCGACGACCCGAACCACCCGCTCATCTGGGGGACCACCCAGATCGTGGACACCGGCTCCGGCCAGTGGCCCGGTCAGGACGAGACCACGGCGGCAGGTGTCAACCAGTGGTACTCCATGTACCTCCAGGAGCGCGAGCACCTGCTGAAGGCGAGCCAGGCTGCGCTCCGAGCCGGCATCGCCGAGCGTCGCGTGCGGATGGCGGAGATGGGCGCCAACGTCATCGTCGGCCGCATCCGTCAGATCCTGAACGCGCTGAACCTCACCCCCGACCAGATCCGCGAGGCCGACCGTGTCGTGCCTCTTCAGATCTCCATGCTGGCTCAGGACCTGGAGGCATCACAGGTATGAAGACGTTCTTCCTGCTCCGCAAGATCGACACCACGGGCGTCTCCGGCACGGGCGTCGTGGCCGAGGGTGTCCAGTTCAGCGACGGCAAGGTCGCCATGAGGTGGCTGGTCGGCGAGCACCAGAGCACCGTCGTCTACGACTCGGCCGCCGCTGTCGTCGCCATCCACGGGCACAACGGCCAGACTCAGCTCATCTGGAGGGACTGATGGGTAACGACCTGTCCGCTGCCCTTCGGAAGTCGGCGGACAACTGGAACAAGGACAAGGCGGTCCGGTGGGAGACCCCGGGCGACCTCGCCGCCACGGTCAACCCGAAGACGGTGCGGACGCCTGCCCTGGAGATCATCGACGAGGCGCTCGTGAAGCTGCGCGACACGCCTGACGCTCGGCTGATCATCTCCATGGCCCCGCAGGAGGGCAAGAGCGTCCGAGTCGCCGGTGACCTGCCCGCGTGGTGGCTCGCCCAGCGGCCAGACTCCCGCATCGTCATGGCCTCGTACTCCTCGGCCCTGGCGGCCAGGAATGGTCGCCAGATCCGCGCGCGCATCAAGAACCACGACCTCGGCATCGAACTGTCAGAGGACAACGGCGCGGTGCACGACTGGACGCTGAAGGGGTACGACGGCGGAGTGCTCAGCGTCGGTGTGGGGTCCGGTCTGACCGGTCGCCCGGCCGACCTCATGATCATCGACGACCCGATCAAGGACCGCAAGGAGGCTGACAGCGACACCTTCCGGGAGAACAACTGGAGCTGGTGGACGGACACCGCGTCTTCCCGTCTGGCCCCGGGCGCTCCCGTGGTGGTCATCCTGACACGCTGGCACCACGACGACCTCGCCGGCCGTCTGATGAAGGTGGACGCGAGCCAGGACGACGAGAACCCGGAGGCCGTCGCTCAGAACACGTTTGACGTCTACCAGCGGGACAAGCCCCTCGTGCCGAACCGCTGGACCCTGCTGAACATCCCGGCCCGCGCCGATCACGACCCGAACAAGGGCGAGACGGACATCCTCGGACGCGCGCCGGGCGAGTACATGGTCAGCGCGCGGCGGCGTACCCCGGAGCAGTGGAAGGCGCGTGAGCGCAACGCCGGTCCGTTCACCTGGGCCTCTCTGTACCAGGGCAAGCCGACGCCGGGCTCCGGTGAACTGTTCCCGGAGGAGTGGGCGAAGTACGATCACCCGCTGCACGTGGAGCTCCCCAATGGGACGTGCATCGTGCCGGGCGCGCATGAGGTCGTTCAGTCTTGGGACATGACGTTCAAGGACACGGCGGGCACCGACTTCGTGGTGGGTCAGGTCTGGGCACGGTTCGGCACGGACGCATACCTCGTGGACATGGTTCGCCGGCGGATGGGGTTCAACGCGACTGTGGACGCCGTGCGTACCCTCAGCGCGAAGTGGCCTCAGGCCATCGCCAAGTTCGTGGAGGACAAGGCCAACGGTCCGGCCGTCATCAACGCGCTGAACCGGAAGGTGGCGGGCCTGATCCCGATCGAGCCCGAGGGCAGCAAGCTCGCCCGAGCCTCTGCCGTCTCTCCGTTCATCCATTCAGGTAACGTGATCCTGCCCACGCCAGAACTTCTGCCGAACGTGTCGCACCTCCTTCTGGAGGCCGAGCAGTTCCCGGCCGGTGCGCACGACGACACCATCGACTCCATGTCGCAGGCGATCAACCGCCTGCTGCTGCACCCCCTCATCAACCCCGAGGACGAGTACCAGACGATCGCCGACATGTTCCCCGAGGCAGGCGGCGGGTCTGACCCTCACGCTATCCTTGGCGGGTACTGACGAATCGAAGGAGCCCTCATGGGACTTAGAGCACGAGTGGCCGAGGCCGAGGCGCGTGCTGATCGCGCTCTGAACTCCCTGGAGATCGCCCAGGAGAGCATCGGCAGACTCCAGTTGGCCCTGGAGGACGTGGGCTGGCAGAAGCTTGGGACGTGGGGCGAGCAGGAGTTCAGCCGCGAGGGCCTCCGAACCTCCAGCAAGCTCTGCCGCGTGATGGCCGCTGCGAACCCGCTGATCAAGCGGGGGCTCTCAGTGCGGCACGCCTACATCTTCGGCGGTGGCTTCGAGATCAAGGCGAAGGACGTTTCCGTCAACGAGGTGGTGCAGCGCATCGTCTCGGACAAGGGCAACCAGCGGGCCGTCTTCGGCGAGCAGGCATGTGAGACGAACGAGCGCGTCCTCGGTACGGACGGCAACCTTTTCTTCGCCGCCTTCACGAACCCGCGCACCGGTCACGTCCAGTTCCGGACCATCCCGTTCGACCAGATCAACGACATCTTCTACAACCCCGAGGACCGCTCGGAGCCTTGGTTCTACCTCCGGGAGTACACCCAGAGCAAGCTCCAGAGCGACGGGTCGACCAAGGAGGACACCATCCGGGTCTACCACCCGGACATCAACTACCAGCCGCGCCGGAAGTTCCGCAAGATCGGCAACATCGAGGTGGACTGGAAGGCCCCGCTCCTCCACCAGAAGGTGAACGCTCAGGACTCATGGAAGTTCGGCCTGGGCGACGCCTACGCGGCCATCCCGTGGGCTCGGCAGTACCGCGACTTCCTGGCGGACTGGGCCACCCTGGTCAAGGCCCTCAGCCAGTTCGCCTTCAAGGTGTCCGGTGGCAACGCGTCAAACGCCGACAAGCTGCGACAGCAGGTGGCCCGAGCACAGGCCCAGGGAGCCCCGGTGGGGCAAACCGCCGTGATGGACATGAACACCAACATGGAAGCCATCCCGAAGACGGGAGCGACCGTTGACGCGGAGTCGGGCAAGCCCCTGGCGTCCATGGTGGCGGCGGCTCTCGGCATCCCCGTCACGATGCTCCTGGGCGACCCGGGGCAGACCGGTGCGCGGGCTGTCGCTGAGACCCTGGACAAGCCCACCATCTCGGAGATGGAGTCCCGGCGTGGTGTGTGGAAGCAGACCTTCCTCACGATGATGGAGTATGCCATCGAGCAGGCAGTCCTCGCCCCGGGCGGCGGCCTGTCCGGCACGCTGGTCCGCGACCCGTGGAACGACGACCTGGTCATCACCGCGAACGTGGACACCACGGTGGAGGTGGCCTGGGCCAGCCTGAAGGACTCGAGCACGGCCAGCAAGATCCAGGCCGTGGTCAACGCCGACAAGACCGGCAAGCTCCCGCCCCTCATCACCCTCCGCCTCATGCTGGAGGCGCTCGAGGTCCCCAACGTGGAGGACATCATCGAGGAGTTCAAGGACCTGTTCAAGGACTGGGACCCGATGCAGGCGCCCGAGGGTGAAGGTGTCGGACACACCGACTCCACGCTGCGGGACGGCGAGAACGAGGGCAGCGCCGATGAGAAGACACCGACCGAACGAGAGGGCGATTCCTGATGTACCCTTCTGCCCATGAGAGGAGTATCCGATGACTGACATCACCGAATCCCGGCCGTTTCAGGAGGCCGCGGTCCCTTCGGCGATCGAGGGACAGGGCCGCTTGCGCATCGCCCTGATGACGCCGGGCTGGGGGTCCAGCGGGTACTACTCGGCCGACGTGTGCGAGGCTGCGGGCACCGACCGCGTGTTCCCCGCTGGGACGCACATGTACATCAACCACCCGACGGCGACCGAGAACTACGAGCGCCCCGTTCGGGACCTGAATCAGCTCGCCGCCGTGCTGGCTGAGGACGCCGTCTGGAACTCTGACCAGCAGCGGCTCGAGGCGGAGATCACCACCTTCTCGAACTGGCGGACGCCCATCGCCGAGATGGCCCCGCACATCGGCGTGTCCATCCGTGCCACGGCTGACGTGGAGGAGGGCAGCGCCGAGGGTCGCACCGGCCCCATCATCACCCGCATCGACCAGGGGCTCAGCGTCGACTTCGTCACGCGAGCCGGCCGAGGCGGGGAGGTGCTCGAGGTTCTGGAGCACGCCTTCACCGAGGGTGTCGTCGCCAGCCGCACCGTCCACGAGGCGATGAGCAGCGACATCCGAGAGGCGCTGTACGACCTCGTACGGGAGACCTACCGGAGCGACAACCAGTACGCGTGGGTTCGTGATTACGATGCCACGAGTTCTGTGGTTTACTTCGACATCGAGGGCGACGACACCAACGGAACCTTCCAGCAGAGCTTCGAGTCGGATGCCAGCGGCGTCCCGACCGGGCTCAGCGGGGAGTCCACCGAGGTACGCGTCACCACCACATACGTCCCGGTCGCTGCACCGAGCGGGCAGTCCACACC